TAAACCTGATTGACCGGCATCACCATTAGTACCGCTTGAACCACTTGAACCTGATGTATTACTTGAAGCACTTGCTCCCGCATCACCAGCATTACCTGAAGTACCACTTGATCCTCCTGAACCTGATGTTGCGCTTATGTTACTTTCTCCTGCTACACCTGCGTTACCTGAAGTACCTGAAGAACCTCCTGATCCTGAAGTAGCACTTACATTACTTGAACCTGCTACACCTGCGTCTCCTGAAGTACCTGAAGAACCTTCTGAACCTGAAGTTGCGCTTAAAGCACTAAGCCCTGCTGTACCTGCATCTCCTGATGTACCTGAAGATCCTGAAGATCCTGATGTATTACTAGATGTACTAGCTCCTGCTGTACCGTCATCACCTGATGTACCTGAGGAACCTGATGAACCGCTTGTATCACTTGAAGCACTTGCTCCCGCATTACCTGAAGTACCACTTGATCCTCCTGAACCTGATGTTGCGCTTATGTTACTTTCTCCTGCTACACCTGCGTCTCCTGAAGTACCACTTGATCCTCCTGAACCTGAGGTAGCACTTACATTACTTTCTCCTGCTACACCAGCATTACCTGATGTACCGCTTGATCCTCCTGAACCTGAGGTTGCGCTTATGTTACTAGCTCCTGCTATACCTGCATCTCCATTTGTACCACTTGAACCACTTGAACCTGATGTTGCACTTACATTACTTGAACCTGCTACACCTGCGTCTCCTGAAGTACCTGAAGAACCTCCTGATCCTGAAGTTGCGCTTAAAGCACTAAGCCCTGCTGTACCTTCGCCACCTGAGGTACCTGATGAACCTGTAGAACCTGATGATTTACTCTCTCCACTTATTCCTGAAGTACCATCATCACCTGAGGTACCTGATGAACCACTTGTATTACTTAATCCTGATTGACCTGCATCACCATTAGTACCGCTTGAACCACTTGAACCTGATGTTGCACTTACATTACTTGAACCTGCTACACCTGCGTCTCCTGAAGTACCTGAAGAACCTCCTGATCCTGATGTTGCGCTCACATTACTTTCTCCTGCTACACCTGCATCTCCATTTGTACCACTTGAACCTCCTGAACCTGATGTTGCACTTACATTACTTGAACCTGCTACACCTGCGTTACCTGAAGTACCTGAAGAACCTCCTGAACCTGATGTTGCACTTATGTTACTTTCTCCTGCTGTCCCATCATCTCCTGAAGTACCTGAGGAACCACTTGAACCTGATGTATTACTTGAAGCACTTTCTCCGCTTGTTCCATCATCTCCACTTGTACCACTTGAACCTGTAGAACCTGAGGTGTTACTAGATGTACTAGCTCCTGCTGTCCCATCATCACCTGATGTACCTGAAGAACCACTTGAACCTGATGTATTACTTGAAGCACTTTCTCCTGCTGTACCTTCATCACCTGAAGTACCACTTGAACCTGTAGAACCTGAGGTAGCACTTACATTACTTTCTCCTGCTGTACCATCATCACCTGATGTTCCTGAAGATCCTGAAGAACCTGAGGATTCAGATAAACCGCTTTCTCCACTTGTTCCGTCATCACCTGAAGTACCTGATGAACCACTTGTATTACTTAAACCTGATTGACCTGCATCTCCTGATGTACCTGATGAACCTCCTGAACCACTTGAACCTGATGTATTACTTGAAGCACTAAGCCCTGCTGTGCCTTCATCACCAGACGTACCGCTTGATCCTGAAGAACCTGATGTATTACTTGAAGCACTTTCTCCGCTTGTTCCATCATCTCCACTTGTACCACTTGAACCTGTAGAACCTGAGGTTTTACTCTCTCCACTTAACCCACTTGTACCATCATCTCCTGAAGTACCTGAGGAACCACTTGAACCTGATGTATTACTTGAAGCACTTTCTCCTGCTGTACCTTCATCACCTGATGTACCTGAAGAACCACTTGAGCCTGATGTATTACTAGATGTACTAGCTCCTGCTGTACCGTCATCACCTGAAGTACCACTTGAACCTGTAGAACCTGAGGTTTTACTTTCTCCACTTAACCCACTTGTTCCATCATCACCAGATGTACCTGAAGAACCTGAGGTATTACTTAACCCTGATTGACCTGCGTCACCTGATGTACCTGTAGATCCTGAAGAACCACTTGAACCTGATGTTTCTGAAGAACCACTTTCTCCACTTGTACCATCATCCCCACTTGTACCACTTGAACCTGTAGAACCTGAAGTGTTACTTAAAGCGCTTTCTCCTGAAGTCCCGTCATCACCAGATGTACCTGAAGATCCTGAGGAACCTGAAGTGTTACTTGAAGCACTTTCTCCGCTTGTTCCATCCTCTCCACTTGTACCACTTGAACCTGTAGAGCCTGATGTATTACTTGAAGCACTTTCACCTGAAGTACCATCATCACCTGATGTACCTGAAGATCCTGAAGATCCTGATGTATTACTAGATGTACTAGCTCCTGCTGTACCGTCATCACCTGATGTACCTGAGGAACCACTTGAACCTGAAGATTCAGATAATCCACTTTCTCCTGAAGTACCATCATCACCTGAGGTACCTGAAGAACCTGAGGTATTACTTAATCCTGATTGACCTGCATCTCCTGATGTACCTGTAGATCCTGAAGACCCACTTGAGCCTGAAGTTGAACTTGTATTACTTTCCCCATTAGTACCAAAATCACCACTTGTACCATTTGATCCTGAAGAACCTGAAGTTGCACTTACATTACTTAACCCTGCTGTACCTTCATCACCTGATGTACCACTTGAACCTGTAGATCCAGATGTATTACTTATATTACTTTCTCCTGCTGTGCCTTCATCACCAGACGTACCGCTTGATCCTGAAGAACCTGAAGATTCAGATGAACCACTTAACCCACTTGTTCCATCATCACCTGATGTACCTGATGAACCTGAGGTATTACTTAATCCTGATTGACCTGCGTCACCTGAAGTACCTGAAGAACCCCCTGAACCTGATGTTGCACTTAAAGCACTAAGTCCTGCTGTACCTTCGTCACCTGATGTACCACTTGAACCTGTAGAGCCTGATGTATTACTTGAAGCACTTTCACCTGAAGTACCATCATCACCTGATGTACCTGAAGATCCTGTAGAACCTGATGTATTACTTGAAGTGCTTTCTCCTGCTGTACCATCATCACCTGATGTACCTGAAGAACCACTTGAACCTGAGGTATTACTTAAAGTACTTTCACCTGAAGTTCCATCATCACCTGAGGTACCGGATGAACCGCTTGTATTACTTAAACCTGATTGACCTGCATCTCCTGATGTACCTGTAGATCCTGCTGAACCACTTGATCCTGAAGTATTACTTAATCCGCTTGTACCCTCATCACCTGATGTACCTGAAGATCCTGAAGATCCTGAAGTGTTACTTAAAGCACTAAGCCCTGCTGTACCTTCATCACCTGAGGTACCATTTGATCCACTTGAACCTGAAGTATTACTTGAAGCACTTTCCCCTGCTGTACCTTCATCACCTGATGTACCACTTGAACCTGTAGAACCTGATGTTTTACTTTCTCCACTTATTCCTGAAGTCCCATCATCACCTGAGGTACCTGAAGAACCTGAGGTATTACTTAATCCTGATTGACCTGCGTCACCTGATGTACCATTTGAACCTCCTGAACCACTTGAGCCTGAAGTATTGCTTAACCCACTTGTACCTTCATCTCCTGATGTTCCTTGTGAGCCTGATGTTCCTGAAGTTGCGCTTAGAGCACTAAGCCCTGCTGTGCCTTCATCACCTGAGGTACCATTTGACCCTGAAGAACCTGAAGTGTTACTTGTATTACTTTCTCCTGCTGTACCTTCATCACCTGATGTACCACTTGAACCACTTGAACCTGAAGTGTTACTTAAAGTACTTTCACCTGAAGTACCATCATCACCTGATGTACCTGAGGAACCTGAAGTGTTACTTAAACCTGATTGACCCGCATCTCCTGAAGTACCTGTAGATCCTGCTGAACCACTTGAGCCTGAAGTATTGCTTAATCCGCTTGTACCTTCATCTCCTGATGTTCCTTGTGAGCCTGATGTTCCTGAAGTTGCGCTTAAGGCACTAAGTCCTGCTGTACCTTCGTCACCCGAAGTACCTGAAGAACCTGAAGAACCTGAGGTTTTACTCTCTCCACTTAATCCACTTGTTCCATCATCACCAGATGTACCTGAGGAACCATCTGAACCTGAAGAACCAACAACACCACTTAACCCTGAAGTACCATCATCACCTGATGTACCTGAGGAACCTGATGTTCCTGAAGTACCACTTACACCAGCTGTACCATTAGATCCTCTAAACCCACTTGTACCACTTGTTACATCTACATATCCTACTTTACCCGTTGTAGGATCATAAGTTAAAATTTGAGGTCTATCTTCTACATTTAAACCCCCTATTGAAAATTTTTCACCTGTTCCTGTTATATCAAAGAAAGAACTACCTGTTACCGCAAACCCACCAGGTTGCCCATTAACTGAAGATCCTGTAATTTGTGCTGATCCTGTATATGGGAAACCAAGTCCACTGCCTCCTCCCTCGATTTCAATATCAACTTTAATACCACCATCAGGTGTTATACTAGCAATACCAGCTCCAAAAAAGTTTAATTCTGTAACACCTGTTAAAACTGGGGTGCCATTATTCATAACAGTAACTCCAGCAAATCCTGGAACTTGGGATAAATCTATTGTTCTTTTTAAAACATCATCTACTCCGTTGTTAGTATAAAATTGTAATTGAGCTCCTGAAAGGGCAACATCGTATAATAGTTGGGAAAAATTTCCATCTACTTCTGTCCAAGTTAACTCAGAACCTTTAATATTTCTTAAAATTAATCCCATCTAATTTTGTTTATAAATATTATAAAAAATATTATTATTGTTTAGAATCTTCAAAGTTTGTAAAATTGTTTTTACTTGGGATAGAGGGTTGTGAATTTTGTTCAGCTTCAAATATTTGATCTATACTTCGTACGGTTTCCATATTAAATGTAATTTGTGTGGGTGTATTAAATTTCTTCACTGCATTGAGTTGTTTTTGTACTGTATCTGGAACTAAATATCCATATAGTTTTAGAGAAAAGGTTGCTTTAACAGATCTTTCTCCTTTTTGTTCTACTTGTACTGGGGTTGCAAAACTATCTATTCGGGCTCTAAATTGATATCTTTCAGGGTTACCCCAATATGAATCTGATGCATAGTTTATAGCTTCTACTATTTTATTTAATTGCTCTATATAATAAGTAGCAATAATAAAATCATAAGTTATATTAACATAATCAGGAACAACTACAGCATAATTAATTTTTTGAGGTCTTTTATTATTTAATAAAGAAAAATTATCATAAGCATTACCAACACTATACTGTTTTTGGAAAATACTTACATTATGGGGGTTATTTGCATCTAATTTATTAGCTACATTTCTAACTTTTTCAATATTATTACGTTTGAATGTAATTAAAGGTAACATAATTTTACCTTTTTTATCCCTATAATAACCATCTTTTTGAACTTGCTTCCATCTTTCAGGAGAACCATATATAAAAGGGACTTGTTGAACTGTACCATTTTGTATTACTGTAGGTTTAATTACTTCCTCCATGTAATAAGCAATAGCTTCATCAATATCTTTAATCCCTAATGTAAAGGGTTTTGTAGTATCATCTCTAAATGAAATTTGTTCTCCTCTATTTAGAGTACCGGCATCATTAGGATTACCAGTTTCGGAAAAACCAGGTGACCCTGCAGGAGGGTTATAAGGTTCAATTTGAGAATTTAAAATCTCTCTTTGAGTTTTAGGTGTTGGTATTTTTCCTCTTTTAGCCATTTAGTGATGGGTTTGAATTGTTTCCAGTATATAATCTTTCTTGTGTAATTCCTACCTTATCTGCTGGTACATAATGAGTTTCACAAATAATAGAAATTGATGAGCCAAAGTTCTCTAAACCTGGGTTTTGTAATTGAGGAGAATTTGGATAATCAGGGTTTTTACCCATAAAATATTGATTAGCATTTACATTATCTACTTCATAATACCCTTCATTATATAAAATGATATCTCCAACTTCAGGAACTAAATCTGCACCATATTGATAATTTGTAGGAGCAAAATCAGCATTAAAATCTTCCATTTTGTTTAATAAATCATCTCTTAAGAATTTAAAAGTAGCACCCCATGTAAAATCTGTTCCTAAATCTGTTTCTGGGAAGTCTTCATTAGGTCTTTCAATTAAACAATTAAGTAAAACAGGACCCATGTAAAATTTTTCTTCAGCTGCTTCTCCATATATGTTTACTTTAGTTTCTTCTAATTTAAATTTATAGAAAGAACATTGTTGGGTAATGATGTCAGCCATCAATTCCCTATTTAAATGTCTAAATAGACTTATATCTCTTGCTCCTCCAAATAGTGCCATATTATCCTATGTAAATTGGGAAAGGAACATTTGCTAATTCTTCTTGTACAAATTTACTTTCTGCTGCTCTTCTTTCCAATAATTTTTCTCTTGATGTTTCTCCTAAATAGGCTCTTAACCTATCAATTAATCTTTCTTTTTCACCTGTAGCTGCTGTAATTAAATCATTTGCATTTAGGGTTACATTATCTCCTGGGATTGGAACTACTTGATATTTACCTCTAATATACCCTAACATTTCTTTACATAAAGCTAAAGCATACTCAAATATCCAACTTCTACCTATTGAATTGATATCATCATAGTTAGGGTTAGTATAGGGTACATCATATATATTAGAAATAGTACTGCTACCTCCTACTACAAAGGATGCTGATGATCTTTCTGAATTAAGAATATATTCAAAATATAATTTTGAAACTGAACCATCAGGTATAGGAAATACTCTTAATTTATTATTGTGCATTTCAAAAGAATAATTAGCTCTTCTGATCATGTCATTAAATTCAATGGTTTGAATTACTTGTAAATCATAATTAATAGGCATTAGTAAGAAATCTACGCCCGCTGGTGAATAGCCATCCCACCCAAATGTATCCATTAAATCCATAGTACCCATTCCAGTACCAATATAAGGATCGAAGTATCTTAACAATGCTGGAGGTGCTTCATAAAATACTCTCATAATTTCTATATCATGATCTTTATAATGGGGAATATTTGCTTTAGCCCAAGCTTCTAAATCATAATCTTGTATAGATGCTGTTAGTTCTATTGAAGCTTTATGCCAATCTACATTACCACCAGTTCCAGCTTCAACACCATACTGTTCTGATATTTGTATGATTCTTCCTAAATTAGGCACAATTACAGTATTTTCAATATCCATAGTAGAGGCATCTGCTCCTTCAAGGGTTAAATAATTATCTCTAAGTTTATAACCATATAATTCATTAGCATATATAGTTACAGCTTCTTCTAAAGCTGCATAGAAATTATATTTTTGAAGTTCTATATCTACAATAGGATAACCTAACCTCCTAGCTGCAAAAACTGCAAACTTATCTGCATCTATTTGAAATTCGGGATCATTATCATAAAACCCAAAAGGTGTATCTCCTGGGTGAAATGAACTAGATCCGGGCCATATTGCTACATTTGACATATTTTTTTATTTATACGTTATCTGAATTAACTACTACATACTCAACATCCATTCTTTCTGTTTCGGCATATACAGAAATAAATTCTATATCTTGTTCAAAGAAGCCGTTAAATGTACTTCCTGTAACTTGAGGACTTGAAAACATTAGAGATGATGTGGGTAATACGTCCATCGTCCAATAACTTCTTGCTCCATTTTCTGTGAAATCATTTAATGTTAAAGTAAATAAAGCATCTGAAGCATTTCCTATATTGCTGCCATCTACTGTTAAAGTTTCACCTACTACATACCCTGTACCTGATGTTGCTATTTTTGCTTGAAATATACCTGTTGTTATATTACTTGAATCAAGTGCTGTTAAAGTTACTACTGATGAATCTTGCACATCTCCAACTTGTAATGTTGTAGTATAATCTGAACTTACTACTCCAAATCCTAAATTTGTTAATTGGGCATCTGTAATAGTAATTACTTGAGCTGCTTCATACCCTGTTCCTATATTTACAGGAGTTACAGTTGTAATTACACCCCCAACAGATACTACATTAACTGTAGCTCCTTGACCTGTTGAAGTATAAACTGCTACTTCTCGTGTTATATCATTGGTTACTGTTGGTGTTAAACCGTTATTAGTTAATGCTACCCCATTTACTAATTGTCCTGTCCCTAAATCACCTGAGGCGATTGTTAACACGTCTCCAACAACATAACCTCTTCCACTATTTAAAACGGTTATACTTGAAACTGTAGGGGCTTCTGGGTTAGCTCCTGTTACTACTACAGTAGCAGTTGCTTCAGTTCCCGTCCCCCCACTCAGAGAGACTTCGTATGTACCAGTAGCACAATTTGTAGCATTAGAGGATACAACAATTACATTATTATCAATTAAAGACGATGATATATCAATATCTAACGTCATACCTGACCCACTAAAACTAGAAGTTGTTTCAACTCCTAAATATAATCCTGTTACTCCTCCTATTCCCCCACTATCATAAGATGAAGTTAAATCAGTCCCAATAACACCTTGCCCATCTGGGGATTTTGAAGATGTAAATGAAACTGCTAAAGAAGATTCTGTATCTAAATTAGTAATTCTAGCATATTTCATGCTACTTGAGGGGAAAGTACCAGCTGAAGGGTTTACACCATTAACATTAATTAAATCAATTGAAGTAGATGCTGGTATAGTTACTATTCTTCTATCTACATTAGTAATATTACTTAATGTATTAAAAGTTTCATTTGTAGTTTTTATACCTTTAACTACGTGTTCCTCCTTAATTTTAATTTGGAATGAAGATGGAGTTAGTATAGATGCCATATTGGATTTTAGTTATAAATATATAAGAATTTGTTTAATCAATTATTATTTTTTATTTTTACCACTAGTCCCTGAAGATCCTAAATTTATTCCTTGGGCACTTGCTTTTTCATACACTTGGATTAAATCATCTACAATTGGGTCTCTATGGTTTTGAAGTAATGTTATACCTATTGCTTTTTTTATAGTACGCATTGATTTATATAAAAATCTAAATCCAGATTCTCGTTTTGATTTTAAATCAACTTGATGGTCATCACCACATATAATCATTTTGGAACGTAAGCCAATTCTAGTTGCTATCATTTCCATCTGTTCATGGGTAACGTTTTGGGCTTCATCTACAATTATACATGAATCTAAGAATGTTCTACCTCTCATAAATGCTAAAGGTACAATTTCAATTTTGCCATCTTCAATAAGTTTTTCTACTTTTACTTTATCATATAAAGCAAACATATTTTGATAGATTGGTTGGATCCATGGATCCATTTTTTCTCGTAAATCACCAGGTAAGAATCCTATCTCTTCTTTCGATACTGTAGGTCTAGTAATTATAATTTTTTCATAATGTCTTCTAAGAAGACCATCTAATGCAACTTGAACCGCTAATAATGTTTTACCCGAACCTGCTTTACCAGCTAGCATCGTTATGGTATTTTCTAATATTTTAGCTTTAGCTTCTTTTTGTTCTTCGTTTAATGTGATTTTAAATTTTATTGGGTTTTTCACTACTCTTTGTTTCCTATGCACTTCATCTGTGTGAGGTTTAGATGCCATATTTTTATATTTTTTAGTAATAACTCTTTCATCAATTATACATATTAAAAAAAAAGCCCCGCTAATGCGGGGCTTTAATTACTATTAACTATAATCTATTGATTATAGAGTGTTTAATCCTTCTACGAAGATCTTACCATAGAATTCTGGTCTTACTACTTTCTTAGCATAACGAGTAAGTAAACCTTTACGTGGTGTAAATGTTTCTGGATCGTATACTAATGGAGTCATAATTAACGGAATATATGGAGCAAATACAGCACCTGCTTCTAAGAATTGTCCACCTCTAAAGCCCATTAAAATGGTATTTTCAGTCATGTATGGGTTCTTGTAAACAGTATATCTTGAATTAACAGTACCAGCTTTTTGTACACCAAATGCGTAGCTCATTTTAGCAGCATCACCGTCAGAAGTACTAGCAAATCCTGGGATAGATTCGATAATAGTAGCTACTGTTGGAGAACATACCATAAAATTAGCTCCACCTCTTAATGTTTTCTGGTGAATAATGTTACTCAATTTCTGCATTTTAGTTCCTAAAGTTTGGAACCACTGTCCTTGTGAGTTGTAGAAACCTAAATCGGCATCAACAATACCAGTTGAAGCTAATGATAAGTTATTCTGTGCACTCCAGTACTCAGTACCAGCAGATGCAGATTCGATTAACATATCAAGAATTTCTAAATCAATTTCTAATGAGATATACTCACTCATAATTGAAGTTAATTCAGCTTCAGCATCCAAAGAATGGTAAGCATTTAAATCTTGAGCAAACTCAGGAGTCCAAACTGCTTTCAATTTACGAGTCTTAGCAACAATTGCTTCTGACTGCATTTGAATGTTGATTTCTGGAATTGAAATTGTAGCATTATCAGCATTTAAGTTAATGTTACCATCTTCAAAATCACCTCTTTGAGCGTCATTTGTTTGTAGTAAATACTCAACATTAAATGTTTCAGCATCAGCTAAATTTGTATTATTTACATAGAAATTTAATTTAGTACCATCAATTTTTGTAAATTGAGGATATTGTTCAGCTACTACAGGAGCAGTTGATGTACCATCTACTAAATAAAATCCTTTTACAGCTCTAGTGTCATAGTTAGGAAGATCTGTAAGATCAATTGCTACTAATGAAATTTCTCCAGCTGCGTAAGATGCAGATACTGAAGAATCAGCTTGTAAATCAGCAAACCAATCAACATCTGTTTTTGCATCTGTTACAAAGTTTGTAGGATCTGATTCAGCAGCTGATTGTGTGTTATTAATTGAATATCCGAAACGTCCAGCTCCGTAAAGACCACCTGTAGCACCGTTACCAAATGGAGTATTTCCATCAGTATCACCATATAGTGACTCACCAGCTGCGAATGGTGTTTTTGTAGTTCCATATTGGAAATCTAAGTAAAATACTAGACCAGAAGGTAAGTTCATTGGTTGTACAGAAACGAATTCTTTCGCTGCTATTTGTCCAAATACTTTTCTTACTAATGGTAAAGCAACTCCAGCCCATTGTGCTCCTGTACCAGGAGTAAATGTACCAGCTCCAGGAAGTGGACCTCCTGTATTACTTTCTTCCATAACTAATTGCTTAGCTTGGTTTTCAAGAATAAGAGACATATTGTTTTTTTCAGTTTCGCTTCCGATACCTTCTAACAAACCTGTCTTATTCCATTTGTTTGCTAATCTAGCCGCATCACTTTGTAACGACTTGTAAGGATTAGCACTTTCTAAAAGAGAATTTAATTGACTCATTTTTTTTGTGTTTTTTGATTTTTATTAATTTTTAAATTTTACTAAATTAGACCAGCTAATTTCTTGAACCTGTTAACCATCTCATTTGATTCAACAATAGGTTGTTTCTTAGTTACTTTTGGAGTAGCTGTTAAGTTAGAAGCACTACCTTTTGCTCTAGCACCTTCTGTAATAGATTTGTTTGTAGCTTTCGCTTTAACTGAGCTATTAAGTGTTTCGAACACTAATTTTACTTCTTTAACTGTTTCAGCTTTATCAAAAGCTCCTAATACTTTAACTTTTTGTGCTTCAGTAAGATTTTTACCTCGGAACACTTTGTTTGTGTAAAGTAGTTTAGCATTCAATAAATTGATTTCATTTAATTCAGATTTTAATGTTTCAATAGTAGATATTGCTTCATCTAAATCTTTTTTAACTTCATACATTTCATCGTCACCTTCATCTACTTCTTCTTTTGCTTCTGTAACTTCAACTTCAACATCTTCCTCATCTTCGATTTCAATGTCTCCTTCTTCATCTACATCAACATCAACGTCATCTTCAAATGATTCACCGGCTTCAATTTCACCTGCACTAACCATATCTTCGATTACGTCTTCGATAAATTTCTTAAGATCATCTTCAGACATATCTTCAAGGTCAATGTCCTCATCATCCATGTCTTCTTTTTCGTCTTTCATACCATCTTCGTAGCCTTCTTCTTCAGCATCAGTACGTTCGTCCTCTTTCAAGTCCGCTTTTTCGTCTCTCATACCATCCAAATAGCCTTCTTCTTCAGCATCTGTACGTTTGTTTTCTTCAAGATCTTCATCTTTTTCTAATTCTGCTAAAATTTCATCTAAGTCAAGTTCATCTTCCTCTTTGAGTTTACGCATTTTTTCTGTTTCGGTCTCAGCCTTATTATCAGACTTACGATCGTCACCTTCACGTTTCTCTTTTTTGGTCATGTACTCTTTCTTTTCTGTAATTTCAGCTTCGTCTACGTCATCATAAGATTCTTCCATTTTATCTTCTTTTTCCATTTCTTCTAGCTTACTAGCAAACATGGCTTGGACTTGTGGAGAGAATGCTTCTTCTAACGCGACTTTTGCATTTGCTATTGCTGATTCTTTTACAGCTTTAGCGTCAGCGATTGCTTCGTTTAAAAAGTTTCTGTTCATTTTTCCTAAATTTTTTGTTGGGAAACTACGTTTATTAAGAAACGTAATGGGGGGTTTATATAAATAAATTAAATACCATATAGAAGATGGCATATTATCAATTATACGTATATGGGGAGATATAAAAATGTAAAAAAGGCGCTCCAAGAGTGGAAACGCCTTTTTAGGGAATCAGGGGTAAAAATTATTAAACTGGACAAAATCCATGTGAACATAAAATTTCACTTAAAACTTCATTTACAGTTTTATATTTATCTTGTAATTCAAATTCTTTGCTTTCTTTTACCAATTGCATATATGAACCAGGATTAGAAGGTGTTGATACAAAGTCCCAACATAATAGTTCAAAATCATCTTGTACTTCCATTACTCCACCTTTATCTTCTAATGAACCCATACCACGAGATGAAACACCTACTGTAATACCACTTTCAATAAGTGCTTTAAGAATATTACCAGCTGGAGTAGGTAAAACTTCTATTTTACCCATTACATTATCTCCATCCCACCACATATCTGATATATTATGAGATACATTTTTTAAGTTAATTACTGAAGATTCAGGGTGGTCTAACTCACCCATTGCTCTATGCTCTTTAACTAAAGGCATATATTTATCTATTTCTCTATTCCATAAATCTTTAGAGTAGTATCGACCATTGCCATTTTTTACTTCAGCTGTAGCTAATATACCCTCAACTAAAGGAAGACCTCTATCTGATTTACTTTCAGATAGCCTTACTTTGCTAGGTTTAAAGACATGGGTTTCTACTAATAATTGACTCATATTGTTTTTTTTAGTATTTGATCCTGTACTGACCTTTTTTTAAATCTTTTACATTTAACTTCTTGATATCTTTACCTAAAGAAGTTATTTTTGTAACATTTGATGTACCCCCTTTGATGCTATTTTTGAGCTCAAAACTCAAAGGTTTTCCAACTACTACTTCATTTTGCCTGAATGTAACTCTTTCACCTTTATCACCTTTAGCAAAAAGTGGAGATTGCATAACAAGTTTTAATGTATCTTGATCTGCAAATTCAATAGTAAAGGGTTGGAGTGATTGTAGTTTAGTACTTCCACCCATACCAAATAATTCATTAACAACATCCACTTCGTCTACCATTTCTTTCTTGGTGTAAGATTTACCACACATCTTCTCATACATTCTTTCCATGCCCGCTTTTTTCTTTTCTAAAAGTTTTACTTCGCGTTGCATTTCTTTCATTTTTTTCTTATCAACTAATTCAGATAAACTATCATCTTCAGTAACCATAGCAATTCTACCATTTTTACCTTCAATAATTTCTTCTAAGGCTTCAATTTGTAATTCCAAAGTAGCTACTCTACCATTTTTTTCAATTTCAGCTAATTTACTATCTGTTGTTTCTTTTTTTACTTTTTTAGCTTTTTTCTTAGGTAATTCTTTTTCTCCTAAAGGACCGCTTTCATATAAGTCTAATAATGATATCATATTTGTTGTGTTTTTATTTTCTTTAATTTCTAAATAACCAGTACCTACTTCACCTTCTGGGAAGTCTTTTTTAGTTTCAGCGCCATAACCTCCACCTACACCTGGATCTTTAATCATTTTTCCTTTACCTAAAGCTGGGGCTTCTTCTGTGTAGCCTATTCCTTTAATTCCAAATTGAGCTTCTTCAACATAATATAAAGGATTCTTACTAATGTTTTTAATAACTAAATCAATTAGTTCTTCTTTAGTTTTATCTGCATTAGCTACATCTGTTAACTCTGTAAAATATCCTTGACGAAATTGCTCACCAGATACATTATTGAGAGCTTTATCATCTTTATAATCATATCCTCTATCAGGGGCTTGTAAATCAGTTACTCCTTTAGTTACTTTCTTTTCAATAGCTTTAGCTTCTTCTTCTGAAATTAAATTCATGTTTTTATCAAATAATTGAAACCAATCTGGTTTTTCATTTGAGCCTGTAGCTACATGAATATTTTCTGCTATAATACTTCTATTAATTAGTACTGAGGAGGCTTCATTAAACCCTGCAGCATTACGTACTAAATTAGGGTACTTAGCTTTAACTTCTTTAAGGAAAATTTCTTTACTACCTTTTCCTTTTTTAATTTGGTTGTATTGTTCTTGTAATGTTTTCATTTATTCTCCTTTTAATAAGTCTTTTATGTCTTTTATATAGTCTAAAACTAAATCTGTTGGTTTAATTACATTAAATGAACTAGGATTTTGTGTGTAGTAATCACTGGTTTCATTTTTAGCATTGCTCAACATTTTATAAATATCATTAAGTTGTTGTTCAATTACATCAAATGATGATATTCTTTCTTGTTGGAATGATTTTACATCACTATCTTCAAATAATTGTTTAACTTCTAAACCGGACCCTTTAATTTTTTTTGGTACTAATTTGTAACCAAATTGCTTTACATAAGTATTATCTTTAACCCCATCTTCACTTGCTTTAGGACCTGGGCCTAAATCTCTTCCAGGGTTATTAGATTCAGGTAATTTTTGTTTTTTTGTTTTTTTAAATGCGTATGGGGTTGCATATTGCATTCCTGTACCACCTGTAAATGAAGCAGCACCTGCTCCTCCACCAGTTGTAGACATTTCATCTAAATCGGCTTCACTAACACCTACAGCTTTTCTATATTCTTCTGGGTAATTGTTACGAACATGAGTTCGAATTTTATTTCTTAATAATTTAGTATCATCATAGATATTTCTAAATTTAGGATCATTTTTAACTTTAACAGCAACTTCTTTTGCTGTTTTAGTTAACCCATTAATATCTTTTACTAATTCTCCTACATTTGGAATATAATCAACATCCCAAGTTATACCACCGGTTTCAGGGTCTATATCTGTTACTGTAGATTTTACTCCACCAGCTACATCCACATCACCAACTTTTACTTCTTTAAGTTTATAATTGTACCCCATTTGATTTTTTTAATTCTTCTAATAATGAATGATATTGCAATAAATCAACTAAATGCTTACTATTAATAACTGTTCTTTTATTTAATTCTTTAATTAATGAATTTACTTCATTTAGCTTAATTTTAATTACTTCACTTGAAACAACTTTTAATTGTTTAGCAATTTCTTCTTTAATAAAATTAACTTCTTTATTATAAAATTCTTTTAATGATGGGGTGTTATCTACGGATTCAATAAATTCTTTAAGGATAAGCTTTTGTCTATTATTTAATGAAGAATATTTATCATTAAATTTTTCCAACATTATATGGTATGTTAAAGTACGAATATCTTTATCTTGAGACTTAAATTCTTCAATTACATTTTCTTTTACATTATCTCTATCTACTGATTTTGAAGTTAAATGTTCTAGTAGAGTTACTTTGTTATCAATTATTTGATTTGGGTCTATTAATTTTTTAGTATTATAGGTTTCAATTAAAGTATAAAAAGATGCTTGTGCTTTATAATCATTAAGTTTAGTTTTAAATAAACCTTCTACATTGTAGTGCTCTTTTAAGGATTTTATTAAACTATATTTTTCTTTTCTAATTACAGTTCTATTTAATTTTGTAGATTGTTCTAAAACTGTATCTAACACAGCTGTTGCTTTAAGAGAATTTAATCCCTTTGAATTAAAGATAGTTTCATATAATTTATATTCTTTTCCTAACTCTGTATTAACAAAATGTGATTTAAGAATATTAATAGCTGGAGAGTCTTTGCCTGATAGGGTTTCTGAAGTAATTTTTCTTACTATTACTTCAAACAGGATACCTGTATTCCTAAACTTTGAGTGTTTTATATACATCAATACTTATTTTTTTATAAATATATTAAAATTATTGCTCCTTAATATTTGATTCATCAAGTAGCGAATCTTTTTCGCTATTTTGTTCAAATACTAACTTTTTTCCCGTAGGGATTGACTTTAACATAGATTGATGTTTAGAAAAATTAATGTTATTTTCTAAAGCTAAACCAGATTTTGATGTACTATTATAATCTTTTTTCATCCCATCTCTTCCTAATCTATCTTTTCCAAAATTATCATCTTGAGTATTTCTATTAGATGCTTTTTCTTTTGGTCTACCTAAAACTGTTTTATCATCTTTAGCATATTCTTCAGGTTTTGGCACTCCTCCTGGATCTGAATACATTCTACCTTTACCATATAATGAAGCTAAATCATGGGGTGTACCATATGATTGACCTGTTTCAACTGGGTCATTACCTTCTGCTACAATTTGATCAATTCTAAATTTGCGTTTAGCATCTTCTCTAATTAATTCTCTATAATCCTCATATTGATCTTCACTTAAATGGAATAAATGATCATAAATGTAATCAGTTGGGAATAAATTAGTTTCAGTCATTTGGGCTGCTAAATCCATTTTTTCCTTCATTAATGCTACTCTTTCTTGATCATAAATTATTGAAGGGGTAGTTAAATCTAAGGTAAAATTAGCTAATTGTTCATCTTTATAACCTTGAGTATATAAATGAACTAATGCTATTTTATATAATTCTGAGATTATAATTCGTTGTATTCTTTCAATTGTACGAGCAAAACGAATATCTTGAGCAGCTAATGTAGCTTTACCATCTGTGTTCTCATCATAACCCATAAATGCTTTAGGTACTTTAAGGGCAGCAAACAATTTATCTCTTAAATACTCAACATCTTGAATACCATCCCATTGTAAACCGTTTGCACTTTCAATTTTAGTACTCGCATCATTACCTCTTAATGGAATATAAAAATCTTCCAATAAGTTTTGCATATTATAATTTAAGTTATACTCACCAGTTTTTTCATCTACGTGAGGAGTACGCTTAAGTTTACTTAATGTTTTTTCCATAAATGCATCTACTTCATTTGGAGGAATAGATCCAACATTCATATAGAAAATACGTTTTTCAGGTGCACGAACAATTCTGTGAATTAACATAGCATCTTCCATTAAGATGTATTGTTTAAATAGTTTACGAGCTGGTTCAATGTATGATCTACCATATGGTAAGAAGTTCATATCTGTTAATAAACGGAAATGAGCCATTTCATAATTGTCAAATATAATAGCATTTGGTTGACTAGTTTGATTTGGCACGTTATAATACCCATAATCAGAAGCTGCAATACCATCAGGATCAAATCTAAATTTAACACTCATTGGGTCTTCAGAGTTACTTAAATCACCCCCCTCAAGCCTTTCAATATGGAATGCTGTATAAGGGATTACATTGTATACTCCGTATTTTTCTGCTATTTCTAATTTTAAGAAAAAATCACCATACTTAGCTAAGTTTCTAACCCAAGGCCAAAGGTTAAATTCAATATTTAAAACATCATAAAATAAGTTATATAATATTTTTTGAATATCTTCATCTGATGATTTAATTGATAATACTTCTCCGTATTCATTTTTAAGGGTAGATTCATCAGCTATAATATCTAAAGCAGATGCTATAATTGCATCTGTATCCATTGAATCATACTCAGAATATAATTGAGGTCTTAAGTATTGATAATTATATCCTGCTTGTTGACCCCACAATGAAGTTGATGAGTTAGAATAAATTCTATTAAATCTATCTACTAGAGAATTTGTTTCAATTTCCCCAGATTGTTGCATTTTATTAACATCAAAGACTTTAAGTTGACTGTCTCCTGTGTTACGTATAATTACGTCTGTAGAGAATAGTCTTCTTAATCTTGAAAATAAACCTGTATCTGCCATGTTATTATTTTATTATAAATATATTATAAAAGCCATTTAATGCTTTCGTTTTTACCCCCAACATCCATACCATATGGATTGCTAACACCTTTATTACCTGAAAAACCACCACTATATGATGATTTGTTTGATTTTATATTTCCTAATGCTGCTCTAGCCATATCTAAACTTTGTTGTTGAAATTTCAACGATGTGTCTCGTAGGAACATACCAATCCCAAATGACATAACCAAGTCATCATTATAACCACTTTGAGCTTCTGGTCTTCCATTTCTCCAAATGAACACCTTCATTTCTTCTATCAAACGTTTTGAGCGAATTGTTACAGACTTATCACCAACAAATTCTCTAAATTTATTAATACAAAGTGGTCTTGTTCTCATTGACATAGTAAAACCAGGAACCATTTCTGAATTGCCCTCATATACTCTTAAATATGATTCTGCTGTACGTTGGTCTGATTTTGGGGATTGATATAAATTTCTATATCCTCTTTCTTGTATTGCATCTAGTGTTGCCCATCCAATATTAGCATTTTCAACTACTAACATTGCATTATTGTATTCTGTAGCTAATCCTGTAAGGAAGAATCCAAATTCTTTTGGGGGCATTTGTCCTTTATATTCAGCTACTTGAGTATTAGTTGCTATATCCATTACATGACATGCCGAAAAATCTTTACCATCTCCTCTAGCAACATCTGCTACTACCATATATTCTCTTGAATAATCTGCATTTTCCCAAACCCATAAATTTTGATCAACACCCCTACGTTCTACTGGATCCTGGATAGTAGTTTCTTGTAAGAAATCAATCCATTCAGAATGAAATACTATATCACCAGATGTACTAAAGTCACAATCACATTCTTGGGCTGCTAATCTAGGATCACCTAATAATGAATCTTGTGAGTCTCTCCATTCTTGGTTTCTTTCAGGATGAACCCACCATGGTAATTTAATAGGTAAAAATTGATTTTCATTTGCCTCAGCATTAACCCAAGTTTTATGGAACCAATTTCCGGTACCATAAGGTGTAGATAATACAATAGCACCACCACCAGTTGCTAATGTTTGTTGAGCTGAGGCCCAAATTTCTCCAATATTATCAATAAAAGCTGCCTCATCAACTAGTAGTAAAGATACGGCTTCAGATCTACCTGCATCACTTGAAGCTGAGGTGGCTTTAATTATAGATCCATTTTTTAGTCTAAGTGATAGTTTATTATTTTCATCTGCTTTTATGGATAACCACGATGGTAAATTGTCATACATGAATTTTACCTTAGTAACCATGTTACGTGCTGTCTCTTGTTTAGTTGCGATACATAACACATTTTTATCCTTATGAAACAACATTAACCATAGGGAATAACCTGCAGATAAAGTTGATATACCCAATTGTCTTGATTTTAATATAATTGAATAGGGGTTATCTCTAAGTAAATGTAAAGTTTTTTCTTGAAAAGGGTATAAGTTGAATTGGATTCTACCTCTTTGAGGGTGTTGGATAAAACAATACTTTTTCATAAAATGAACTGGGTCTTTAGCACATTTTAAATATTCTTGTCTTATTACTTTTTTTAAATCCTGACTCATTATTTTTTACCTATTTTCCAATATAATTTACCTGATATAACAGGTTTAAAATCTTGGTTAACCCCTAAACCTAGACCGTATATTTGTTTCTTTTTATCTTTATATAAAATTTCTCCTCCTATATAATTGATTTGGTCTGATCGGCCTGAAGCTCCTATACCCCAATAAAATTCTCTATTATTAAGGTATATCTCTTTAGTTATTAATCTAGTTGGAAATAAAATATTAGATTTTACTTCTCTTTTCCAAATTGTATTTTTATAAATTGTATCTGTTATAGTTACTACACCTAATGAATCTAATTTAATTTCATCTACATAAACATTTTTAGTATAATAATCTTTAAGTATTTCTAAAGTATCAATTGGGGTATTTATTAAAATAGAATCAACTTCTTTAATTATTTTAGTTTTCCATTTAGGGACATAAACATTCTTTACAATTGTTATTGTGTCCCATTTAGTTTCTATTTTTGTAATAACTTTAGGTTCAGTATTTACACTCCCCCCACTACAACCTCTCATAAAGAGGATAATCACAACTAATACTACTATAAGTAGTGTTTGAATATTTTTAAAGAAGCCCTTCAAGTTCTTTCTTAATTTTAGTTAAATCTTTTAAACGAGATGTTAACTTATCTTTTTCACTACCATCAGCATTTTTCCACTTTTTAACTACTGATTTCATTTCTTTAGTGGTTTGTTGTAATTTATTAGCAATTTTAGATACTGAATCTTTTGATGATGATTTTACATCTTTTGCAGATGGTTCATCTTCATCTTCTCTAATAGTGAGACTATTTAAAGCATCCATTGTACCTTCAAAACCAGGAATATCAGCAGGTTTATCAAATTCTCTTTGCTTTAATGCTGCCTGGATGGCAAATACTGCATCTTGCTCCCCATATCCGTATCTTTTAGCCATTGCTTTAATAAAGCGATCTACTGCTTTTATTACTTCAGGGTTTAAAGATTCTGATAGTGAATCACCTAAATCATCTCTATGGCCTTTGGTTGCTTCTAATTCCTTATTTAAATCAGCCTGCGCATCAATATCTTCTTGATCTGCTTCTGATAGGATTTCAAAAATTTCTTCCTTAATTGCTTCTTTAAAATCTGATTTTTTCATGTGGTGTTAAATTTATTATACTATATTTTTGTTATAAATATCACGAAAAAATTGCTTGTTTAATTAATTTTATACGTTCTTCAGTTGAACCACTAATCTCAACTAGATTTTTAATTCTATGTCTGTATTTATTAAGTAATAATTGAATTTCTTGATCAATTTTTTTTCTATAATCAGCATTAGTTTCTCTAATACCATTATCCTCAATTTCTACACCTTCAGGAGACACATAAAATATGTAATCATATTCTTCTAACATATAAGATGCAAATTGGCAAAAATCATCTGCCTCAAAATAATACATAGATTCTGAACATTTAGCAAAAGCCATTACATCAATAATTGTTCTATCTGTAATAATCTTTTCTGCCATTAACTCACTAGCTCTTTCAGCTAAAAATACTGTTTGGCCTTTTACTGTACTGTCTGTATTTAGTGGAATACCCATAGCCATTAGTTCTTTAGAGCGTTCTGTTCTAGTAACAAAATATTTAAATTCAGGAACACTTTTTAAAGCATCAACAAGCGTTGTTTTTCCGACACTCATAGTACCACATAATCCTATTTTCATAACTTATAATTTATTTATTAAACCTTTCATTTCCAAGCATATAATGTAAAACTGACTCAGGGATTCCTGAATGGGTGTATTGATCTAATTTAGCTAATGCTTGAGTTACATCATAAGCAATAATTGGGATGTTTTTAATATTACCTTTATCTGAGTAAACACATTCATATATTAAATTATCTTTCACTTTAGAAGTACCAATTAGTTTTATTTCTAACACAGCAATATCTCTCCCCATAGTTTTTAAGGATTTAATTAGTTCACTGTTTTCTTTTTTATATTTTTTCTTAATCATAACTAAAATGGTAATTTTTTAGGCTCTAATTGTGATGATCCCATTCCTATCCTATAACTATCACTATCAAAATGTTGTGTTGATACCTCGAATATACAACTTCCTTCTTCAAGAGCCAACATTTGGTGAGGTTGTCCTGGCATTAAATGTATACAATCACCTTCTGTTACTTCAATTGATTTCTGTTCAGCATCTTCAGTATCAATATATTTGTACAAAAATTTTCCTTTAGAAATATACCATGCTTCATCTTTTAACAGGTGGTAATGCATTGAAAATGATTTATCTTTTTTAAATACTAACAATTTACCACAATAGAGTTCATTATTAATAATCCATAATTCATGACCCCATGCTTTTTCATGTCGTTCTCCTTTATAAGGCATTGCCTCTAGTGTGTGGTCTCTCATATTAGTTTCTATTTTCTCCTGCTCTACCCTTCATAGTTTTATACCAAGGTAAACCCTCACGCTCCTTCATTATTTCCCTAAAATCTTCTTCTGAGTATTCTATACCACTCAGAAAATATCCTTTTGAAAACTCAGAATATTTACTAATAGGAACAATTGCGGGGTGGTCCCATCTATGATGTTTCCAATGTTCTTCACCATCCATTCGTATTAAGTAATGCCTTGCATTTTTATACTTAATAACTTTTTCTTCAAAAAATTTTTGTTTTTTTGCCATAACTTATTTATTTTACCAATTTATAATATCTCCTACTTCAGTATATTCTTTTTCATCTTCTTCACATTGTAATATCCATTCAGCAACATATGTTCCCTGTGCTCCTGATACTGTAATACCTCTTGCACTTAAAGCATCACCTACAAAATGGACATTATTATAATCAATTAATGCTAATGTATCGTAATCAACTAATGGTTCAGGAGATAGATATTTAACTTCAGGAACATAAACACCCCAGTCATTTTGAAGTGTTGGAAATACTTTTTTCATATCATCAATAAAATCATCAATGTATTTATAGTAACCTTGAAATGCTTCTCTTACTTCATCCATTTGAGGACCATTAATAGATACAGCACTTACAGTATCACCTTCAGAAGTAGTTGAAGGACGTCTTGAAGGGCTATAATATAAACCTGTACCTTCTTTATTTACTTTAGATACTAATTCTCTAGACCAT